GCCAATTTACAAGCATCAAATATATCCATACCCTTATCAATNCCATAGGCAATGACTGCCATCACAGTATCTCCTGCACCGGTTACATCTGCAACTTCTTTTACAGGTTCGCTAAAATGTTTGTACTCATCTAATATGTTTAGTACGTGCATACCGTTAGCACCATCTGTGACAACTAACCAAGTCCAATTAAATCTTTGCATTTGTCTAAGAGCTTCTGCTTTATCCCATTTACCAAACCATGCTTCATATTCTGCCATGTTTGGTTTAACAAGATATGCTCCATAATAAAAGTTTGCATCTTGTTTTGGATCAACTAAAATTTTTACTTGATTACTTAATAAATTTGCTATTGTGTCTCGTCTTACTGTACCCTTTGCATAATCACTTACACATATAATATCATTNNTCTTAACGTGTGATTGTAATCTTTCAATTGCTTGATCGCCGGTGTACTGAACTTCTTTATCCCAACGTACAATATGCTGTCCACCCTTTGCAACCAGTCTTGTCTTTGTTGTTGTAACATCTTGATCACCTGCCATCTGACATTCTAAGTTTTGTTTTAATAAAAGTTCTTGTAATTTATAACCTTCCTTATCGTGTCCTGTAACACTTATTAACGTTACTTCTGATCCTAAACTTTTTATATTAAGTGCTAAATTTCCTGCACCACCTATTGACCATTCTTGATGATCTTCTAATAAAACAGGCACAGGTGCTTCTGGTGACATTCTGTTTGCATTACCGATGATCCATCGATCTAACATTACATCTCCATAGACTTTAATCATTTATTTCTCCATTAAGGATACAAGTTGAAATACTGTTTGTAGTTTTAATAAGTTTGTTTTGCTTTGTAGTGTATTCCTTAAACCTTGGTGCAACGGCTTTGGCCATTCTCCAAAACTAACCCAGGCATATCCATTATGCTCACTGTTTAATGTGGGTAAAAATTCATTTTTAACTACACAAAGGTATGTATGGAAATTAAACTTTTCGTCATTACTAACAAAAGTTTCTAAAGGAATCGACTTAATAATTTCTGGAGTCGTTCCAATCTCTTCTTTAATTTCTCTCTGTAGTGCCTGATATGGAATTTCTTCTGACTCGTTCGTACCACCAACTAGTCCCCAAACATTTGCTTGACGACTTTGTGTTCTGTGTAAAAACAGAAATCTTTGTGTATCTAACGTGTAAAAGAGGGCACCACTACAAATAATCTTATTCATACTAGTACTTATTTAGAGTGTTAAGCGCCAGGTTCCTTTTCGATATTCGCCTTCAAATGTTAAGGTCCATTCTGCACCGTCCCATTTGTATTGGACACCTGTATTTAGATTAGTTGTGTAAGTTGGTGTTACTACTGTTGAATCCGAAGCATCATTTCCACTGGCATCAAAAACAATTATCCAATTATCTCCGTCCCATTCAATGATATCGTTTTCACTTGCAATTAGATCACCTGCCGTACCCTTCCAAGCGTCAGCACCGTCTACGTTTTCTGCTGAACCAATGTCACCTAGTAATAGTACTCTTACACCATTACCTTTTATGTTAGTAGGATTAGTTCTAGTTGGATCAATAATTGCATCTATAGTTCCTTTGGTAGATAACGGACCAACTAAAACTGTATTTGTTGGTATTGTATCTTCGTCCCAGTTAACTGTAATTTGTGTTTCGTCTAAACTGTTAATTGCAAAAGTACCTACAACACTTGTTGTAAATCCTGCTCTCTCTAAATAAATTTTACTTAGACCTGCTCTGTATTGCCCTGGTTGTGCGTCAAGTACTTCACGCCAATTAATATCACCTGATACTCCGTTGTTACCTAGCTGTACAATATTACCTAACACAATAGCATCGTATCCGTCAGCAGTTGTAAGATGGATTTGTGCTGAAGATCTTGAAGACTTACCACTGCCATCTACTTTAATATTTGTACTATCAGAACCTTTAGTTACTGTACTGTAGCTGTCATCGTATGCTGTAAGCTCTGGCATTGATTCTTGTAAGTTAATAGTTCCTTTCTTCTCGTCGAAGATACTCATTACAACATTTGTTATAATACCTAGCTTTTTAACTTTAGCAGGTGGACTAATATAGATTGGTGTACTAAATCCTAGTGTAGCAACATCAATATCAGTTTCAGTTCCTACAGGAATACTTCTTGAACTAAAATTAATGTTTTCTAAATTAACAACACTTAAACTTGTCCAGTCTACATAGTTGTCAGTTGTTTGTATTTCTAAACTTGGATTAAACAGCATCAATATCTGTTCCATGATTTGTAATTTTTGTTCTGTGTTAGTTGACCATATGTCTGCGTTTACTTGAAGTGTATATGGTGTAGGCATCATACGTTCAACTGTATAATTTTTACCTTGTGTATTTAAATATTCTTTACCAGCACTATCATATTCTCTTTCACGTAAATGTACCTTACCTGTAAAAGTTGGATCAGCAGTTCTAGTTCTGTCCATCTCCATACCAGTAACGTGTATACCTATGCGTGGAGCACTTGGTATTTTGTTTTCTGAATTATCTCTTATTAGGTGTCCTACTTGTCTAGTAATGTCACCATACATAACAGGAACTTGTACTAACGCACCCTTACCGTCGGCATAAGAAAAATTACTCATAAGTCTAATAATTTGAGTAATATATCTTCTTATCTGTCCGTCATAAAAATGTTGCATTAATTATCACTCCTTGGCTTTAATGCCTTGCTCAACGGTTGTCTTTCTGTAACAGTTTCTCCGCCAATATTTGCAGTTGAAGTGTTATTAATAAATGTGCCTTTTTGTGTATTCTTAGTATCAGTGTTACTCAAGTTTACTCTTACATTATCTTCCATCTTAACCCAACTGTTTCCGTTAAATCTAAATAATCTGTTAGGTAAAAAGTCTGTACGTAAAAAGTAATCACCTTCAACCTGAGTAAGAGGAAACCCTCCACCATGTCCAAATGCTTCACCGTTTGGTGCAACACCGTCACCTATTAAGTAACCTTGGTAGCCACTACGTTCTGGTGTTTGGTTAACTCTATCTGCTAACACACCAGCCGTACTTGCATCTAGTGTACTTGTATCTGTTGTAACTAGTTCAGGCTTACCTGTTTTATCATCAACTTGTAAAGTATACAGTTGACTTGTTTCATAACCTGACTTAGGTGCATCAGCCTCAGCTTGGGCCAACACAGCATTATTAATTTGCATCTCTTGTTCATATGTACTAAGAACATCACGAAGTGTATCTGTACTGCCTTCTTCTGCAGGTAGATCTAATATTTCTTTAAATTCTTGTGAGTCAACAATTTGTTTTAGTTTAACTCTGTATAAGTGTGGATACCAATCTGCGGCAAATCCTTCACTTGCTCTGTTTACATCTTCTACGACATAAAAACGTTTTAGTGCTACACTATAATCATTAAGTGCATATTCGTCTTTTAAGTGAGGTAACTCAATTACGTCACCTGCTAAAATTTTTCTACCAAGAGTCTTTACACTATAATTGATAGGTATTGTCATAAACAAAGTATCATTTTGTAAAAACAAACCAAATGCACTCATATCAAAGTCTACATCTTGTACATTGTAGATACCACGTAATACATAAATGTCTGGATCATACTTTCTATCTCTGTTTTCAAGAAATAGCATATCCTGGATATTAGTTTCCTTTACAGCATTGTATCTTGGCTGTGAAGGAGTAGCATCCGCTTCATCTGGATTTGACGGTCCTAAGTACTTGTGAACAAACACATCAGTACCACCAACAGTGAACATTTCCGTGATGGTCTTATCTAGGAATTCGTAATCTTTACCCTTTTCGGGTTTGTATAAACTGAGTCTTGGCATAACATTAGTATTTATCGAACGTATAAATACATATGGAGAACAAGAATATGAGTTTACAAACACAAAAGCAAGAAGTATATGATTACGTTGAGTTACACTTGGGCGGAGGCATGGTTGATGTTGAGCTGGATCCAGCACACTATTCAACAGCATTAAATAAAGCACTTGCCAAGTATAGACAAAGATCAGATAATTCAGTAGAAGAATCATACTTGTTTTTATCTACAGTAATTGATCAAAATTCTTACATTTTACCAAATGAAGTAATTGAAGTAAGAAAAGTATTCCGCAGAAGCATTGGATCAAGATCAGGTGGTGGAGATGGTGGTACATTATTTGAACCATTTAACCTAGCATACACAAATACGTATCTTTTAGCAAGTAGTAATATGGGTGGACTAGCAACTTATGATATGTTTAGTCAATACCAAGAACTTGTAGGACGTATGTTTGGATCATTTATTGAATTTAAATGGAATACTACAACAAAAGAATTTATGATGCTTCAACGCCCTAGAGCAGAAGAAGAACTACTATTATATTGTTATAATCACAGACCGGATTCAGAATTATTAAAAGACTACCTATCAAGTCAATGGATTAAAGATTACACGGTTGCAACTTGTAAGTATATGCTAGGTGAAGCAAGAAGCAAGTTTGCCACTATTGCTGGTCCACAGGGTGGATCAACACTTAATGGTGATGCACTTAAGAACGAAGCCATAGCTGAAATTGAAAAACTTGACGAAGAGCTAAAAACTCAAATCGCAGGTGGTGTTGGCTACGGGTTCACAATTGGCTAATAACTGGTTGACATTCCGATAAATTTATAGTAACATATACTATTATTAATTTATGAAGGACAAAACTATGATTGTTGGAATATGCGGACTTATTGGGTCTGGTAAAGATACTATAGCAGATTATCTAATCAAAGATCATAACTTTCAAAAAATTAGCTTTGCTGACAAACTTAAAGATAGTGTAGCAACTATGTTTGATTGGGACCGTGATCTGCTNGATGGTAAGACAGATGAGTCAAGACAATGGCGTGAAAAGGTTGATGCTTACTGGTCTAAAGAAACTGGAGAAACTATTACTCCAAGACTAGTATTACAACTATTTGGTACAGAATGTATGCGTGATGGATTCTACGATGGCATATGGGTTAGTTTAACTAAAAAGAAGATCATTGAAAATCCAGAGCAAAGTTTTGTAATTCCAGATGTACGTTTTCCTAATGAAGCTAAAATGTTATATGAAATCAACGGACAAGTGTGGCGTGTAAAACGTGGTGCTGATCCTGAGTGGTTTAGCGAGTATCAGCAACTAGGAGTTGAACCAAAAGAAGTACACCCTAGCGAATGGGCTTGGGCAAATACTAAATTTACACATATTGTGGACAATAACGATACTATTGACAAACTTAGAAGTCAGGTAAAAGATCTCCTTGTTTCCACTTAAACCCTTGTTTATAAATTATCTTACTACAATTAGCACATATAGTTTTTAAGTTACTAAACCGTACGTTGTTCATATCACCGTCAATATAGTATACTGAGAACTGTTCAGTATGTTTGCTTTTGTGTCCACACTTATCACATTCATTANGTTTCACATATCCACTCTGCGTCCACTTGGATGGAGAGCGAGTAGGTCCGCCATGCCTGGTGCATGACTCACACTTACTGCGATAGAAGGGTTTACCCTTCTTATAGTAGTTTATAGCGACAGGCTTCTGTCCACAAGCACATAAAGGTCTCATACTACTATTTACCTGCCCTTTTCGGCCCCTTTTAATGGGTAGTTTATAAGCCAATTTGTATCGATTCGTATAAATAATAGTAACAATGCTAACAGGAGAAATAAAATGGCTTTAGTATCACCAGGAGTACAGGTTTCCGTAATAGACGAAAGTTTTTACACGCCAGCGGAACCAGGTACAGTACCAATGATTTTTGTTGTTTCTGCACAAGATAAAAAGAACGGTGCAGGCACAGGAACAGCAACGGCAACAACAAGTGCAAATTCAGAGAAACCATATTTGGTTACTTCACA